GGTTCTGGTAGTGATGTTGATTTTAATTCTAATGGTTTTACATTAAATCTTTCACCATTTTCAACTTTTAATGGTAACGGTGTTTCCTACATCTTTTTAGCAATAGCAGAAGAAGTATTTGTAGCTGATAATTTCTTTAATGACGATTCAACTGTAGCTACATACAAACTAGATGGGGATGCAGGAGATGATTCAGGTAATGGATATAATGGTGTTGCTACTAATGTAACTTATGCAGCAGGTAAATTTGATGAAGCTGCGGTGTTTAATGGGATTAATAGTTATGTTAAATTAAATTCTTTAACAACAAATAATACTTCAGATTATACTTTTTCTTTTTGGTGTAGGAATGTGGTCGCTCCTTCTTCTGGTTATAGTTTGTTTATTACGTCTACTGTTAATGATTACATTTATCTTGCGGTAAACCCATCGGGTCAGCTTATATATTATTTTGATAATTACTTAGACCCAGTATATCCAAGATATGCCCCTGTTCTTACAACAACAGGTGTTGATTTAAGTACTTCTGAATGGAAACACGTGGTTTTTAGAATAGAAATGTCTACTGGAGTTAAAATATACGTTAATAATATAGAAGTATTAAATTATGCACAGCCTTCAACATTAAGAAGAAGTGTGTCTGAAGGAACTTCTGCAGTAATTGGAGCTGCAGGACCACTAACAAGTGCTTTTTTAAACGGTGAAATAGACCAAGTAAGAATCTTTGATAGAGCATTAGACTCAGGAGAAGTTGAACAATTATACAACGAATAAACGTGGAAAATTTGAGAATATTCTTACTAAACGGAGCGGCTTTAATGCTAAGTAGTGTTAGCGCAATCAACCCTTACCTACAAACAGCTTCGCTCTGCTTAGCAATTATATATACTGTTATAAATATTTACAAAAGATTAAGTGATTAAATTGCAATACGTTCAGAATAATAGTTTATTAATAGACATTAATATAATATACGAAATAGTAGAAAATGAAAATAAGCGAACACGTAAGTTATAATGAAGCTATTTATTCAGACACAGCTTTAAGATTAAATATAAAAAATGAGCCTAACGATTATCAAATTTCTAATATGGTTGGTATCGCTAATCATGTTTTCGAGCCTCTTAGAGAATATGTTGGCGGCCCAATAAAAATAACGTCAATGTTCAGAAATGAAATTTTGAACCGAGCTATTGGGGGAGCAAAACGCTCGCAGCACATGGAAGGTCGTGCAATGGATTTAGACGATACTTTTGGACATAAAACCAATGCGGAAATGTATAAATTTATAAAAGAAAATCTAAACTTTGACCAACTTGTTTGGGAATTTGGTACTGACGAAAACCCTGATTGGATACACGTTTCTTATGTTTCTGATGAAGAAAACCGCAATAGATGCCTTAAAGCTGAAAGGGTAAACGGTAAAACAGTTTACAGCATTATATAGTAAGATGTTAAAACTATTATTCGTAATTTGCATATTGCTACCAACATTAAGCAAGATTGATACAGTAGATTTATGTTTAACAGAGTTTGTAAAAACTAATACAGCAGGAACAACGTTATGCCTGAAGGAAAAAAGAAATTTAGAGACACACAAGTTGGTCAGTTTTTATTAAGTAAGATACCTAATGTTGTAGCAAAGATTGCTGATGATACTGTTGTTGGCAATATTATAGAGGCTATTATAGGTGGTTCTGAAATGAGTGCTGGCGATAAAGCAGTAGCTTTAGAAAAACTTCGTATAGAAAGAGCAGAGATAGATGGTGTTACAAAACGTTGGGTCGCTGACAGCAAATCGCAAAGTTGGTTAGCAAGGAATGTTAGACCACTTACTTTAGCCACTCTTACAATTGCATATATAGCTGGATGGTTTTTAGGATTAGACACTTCAGATACTTCGGGTTTACTTACTTGGGTATTATGTGGATATTTTGGGGCGAGGACGGCAGATAAAATTGGTGTAAACTTTAAGAAATAATGGCACAAAAACAAACCTCCGTAAGTTACATAAAGCCTAAAGTTAGAAGGCCTGGGGTTCATTCAAAAACAAAGCAAAGCTCTGTCAAAGAAAGTAAGAACTATAAAAAAGCTTACAGGGGGCAGGGGAGATAATTTAAAATTCAATATAATGGATATTAGAAAAATATCAATTGGACCTGATTATAAATCTGGAGCTATGCACTATATAGTGGGTCAAGAAGTGTTAGATGGGAAATATTCTATTCATTTAATCAAACAAACAGAAGAAAACAATTCTATAAAAATATGGATTGAAAAAGAAGATGAAATATTTCTTTGGAAAGAATTTAACTCTTCAATGCCAACTTCTATTGAGTATAATATAAACATCTGATATATGGACAAAGAGCAATTATTAAGCAGGCTAAATGAGCTAGTAAAGAAAAAAAAGACAATAACAGATTTTATTGAGTCTTTAGAGGTTCAAGATGAAATCCATAACATAGAAATGCAGTTAAACAATGTAAAACCTAGCGACTCTTATATGGAGTGCGAGGGATGCGGCTCATGAAGTCTCCTTTTTATTTTATAGCAAAACCCTTAGAGGGCAAGAGGTATAACAATTCTAAAAACATAGAGGGATTAGATTTAATAACCAGCACTTCGGAGGAAAATCACATGGCTTCTAATAGAGAGGCTATTGTTGTTTCAACTCCCATTGGATATAAGGGAGACATAAAGCCTGGAGATAGGATGCTTGTTCACCACAATGTTTTTAAGTTTTACAACGACATGAAGGGACATCAAAGAAGCGGCAAGAGTTTTTTTAAAGATGATTTATTCTTTATTGATAATGAGCAGTTTTTTATGTATAAGAATGAAAATGGATGGAACTGTCATGATAGATATTGCTTTGTAGAGCCTGTGAAAAAACAAGATTCTTTTTTATTTAAAAACTTTAAAGAAGAACCTTTGATTGGGCGTATTAAATATGTAAATAAATATTTATTGGATAAAGGAATTAAAAGCGGAGATATGATTGCTTTTAAACCTGAGAGTGAATACGAATTTAATGTAGATGGCGAGAAGCTATATAGGATGTACGACCATCAAATAACTATTGCATTATGACGTCTGAAGAATTAAAAATAAAAATCATTGAGTCCGGAAGAAAAGCCGTAGAGCAATTGATAAAGGTTGCTAAAGAAGATATTATAAAAACTGATATGCTCGATGATAACTTGGCTGCTGATAGGTTGAAGAACGCTGCTGCCACCAAAAAGTTAGCTATATTTGATGCGTTTGATATTTTAAATAAAATAGATTTAGAAGAAGAAAATATAAGAATATCAAATAATTCATCACATAAAACAGACACCAAACAAGGTTTTGCGGAAAGAAGGTCAAAATAGTATATATAGGGTAGCGGATAATTATATTCCAAAAACCATTTTGTCAAAGAATAATAAGGCAAAAAAATGGAGGTATGGTTATAACGAAAAATATGATGTTATTATCATATCTCGAACAGGACAAGTTGGTGAGGTCGTGGAGATTTCAGGGCTACACATAGCCCTCCCTTTGAGGCCTAACACTATGCAAAAAAGGGCTAAAAATTCTTCTGAGCAATATTGGGAAAGGAAAGAGCTACCTAAAGAGCTATCTAAAATATACTCTATATTTCAATGGAATGATATGTCCTCAATTTTTAAAGACAAATGGGTTGATTATATAGAGGATGAATTTGATAAAAGAGAATTAGGGCATTGGTTTATGAATAATGGCGTTCCTACATATATAACGGGAAGCCACTATATGTATTTGCAGTGGTCTAGTATTGATGTTGGTTTCCCAGATTTTAGAGAAGCTAATAGAATATTCTTTATTTTTTGGGAAGCTTGCAAGGCTGATGACAGATGTTTTGGAATGACTTATTTAAAGATAAGACGTTCTGGATTTTCTTTTATGGGTTCTTCGGAGTGTGTCAACACCGGGACACTTGCGAAAGATGCCCGAGTTGGAATATTGTCAAAAACAGGTGGGGATGCCAAAAAAATGTTTACAGATAAAGTCGTTCCAATAGCAAATAGATTGCCTTTCTTTTTTAAGCCAATACAAGACGGTATGGACAGGCCTAAAACCGAACTTGCTTTTAGAATACCGGCATCTAAGATTACTAAAAAAAATATGTATGATTCTATAAACGAAGAATTACTAGGTCTTGACACCACTATTGACTGGAAGAATACAGATGACAACTCTTATGATGGAGAAAAGCTTTTGTTGCTCGTGCATGATGAAAGCGGTAAGTGGATAAAACCAAATAATATTTTAAATAACTGGAGGGTGACTAAAACTTGTTTAAGACTAGGGAGTAGGATTATCGGAAAATGTATGATGGGCTCTACTTCTAACGCTTTAGACAAAGGGGGTGAGAATTTTAAAAAACTTTTTAATGATTCTAAAATTTCTACAAGAAATTCTAACGGTCAGACAAAAAGTGGACTATATAGCTTGTTTATTCCTATGGAGTGGAATATGGAGGGCTTTATTGATTTATACGGGCATCCTGTATTTAGAACTCCTAGTGAGAAAACAAGGGAAATATCTGGTGGATATGTAAGACAGGGCGCTATTGATTATTGGGAAGCAGAGGTGGATTCATTGAAATCTGATGCAGATGCTCTCAATGAGTTTTATAGACAGTTTCCTAGAACGGAATCTCACGCTTTTAGAGACGAGAGTAAACAATCAATATTTAACCTGACTAAAATTTATCAGCAAATAGACTACAACGACTCTTTGATAATGGACCATCATTTAAGTCGTGGTAATTTTAGATGGGAGAACGGAATAAAAGACACTAAAGTAATATTCAGTCCAGACAAAAAAGGAAGATTTTTAATAAGCTGGTTTCCCTCTAAGCCTTTACAGAATAGAGTGATTGAAAGGAACGGCCTTAAATATCCAGGAAACGAACACATGGGTGCATTTGGCTGTGATTCTTATGA